ACAGCCTCCTAAGCTGTAGGTCAGGGGTTCGATTCCCTTCTAGGGCGCCACTTATAGAGATTGATAACCCTATTTTGGGGCAGAATTGGGGCAGGATTTTAAAAATAGCATATGTGTTCGCTAAAAATAAGAAGGGCGAGGGATTATTCCCCTGCCCCTTTTTTATTGAAAAACTCGCTGAAATGAGATGCAGCCACCCGATCCACATCTACAATATTATGACCATAAAAGTCCATTGTTGTTCCGATTTTTGAATGGCGCGCGCGCTCGCTAATTGATTTCATTGGAACATTCTTTTCGATCAAAAATGTAATGGATAGATGTCGGAGATCGTGGAATCGTATCTTTTCGAGATAGTTATTATGAATGAATCGTATCCACCATTGGCTTATGGAGTCAGGTCGGATCGGCACGCCATACTCATTAGCGAACAAGAATAAGTTGTCTGGATGCTGCCACTTGTCACCCATCATCATTTTGTGCTTCTTTTTCTCATGCAACAATTGTTGTATCATCCCTGTCAGTTCCTCCGGTATCGCCGCCACGCCTTCCAGATTGTTCTTGATGGATTTGGTTTCTACACCACCCCCACGCTTTTCCAGCAGCGATTGCTCAAACCGTATAGCATTCTTATCAGCGAGTATGTGCTTGTCTTCGAGAGCGGCCACCTCTGCCTCGCGCGCGGACGTAACAAACGCGATCCAAAAGAGCACTTGTTTTTCAAACGATTCCGTTTTAATCGCTTCGATCATCTTCCATACATTATCAATGGAGTATTCGAGTTGCACCTTGCTTTGTTTGGGAACAGGAGCCTTTACACCATCGGCAGGATTGTCCTTGATCAACCCATATGTTTTAGCGGCAGCGAGAAGGCTATTCATGGCCTTGTAGCAGTTTCTTATGGTTGATGCGGACAACAACCCTTCCTTGCCATCCAAGCGTCGGCCGTGCTTCTTTAGATCGTCTACAAAGTTGACGACATGTATCGTTTTGATGTCGGATAGGCTCATGCTTCCGTAGGTCGGAAGGATGCGATTTTCAATGATGTTGATATTCTCATTTAATGTGTTTTCTGAACCATAATGCGTAGGCGCAAACTTCACTAACCACTCGCGCTCATAAAATTGGCGCAGGGTCATCTTTTCAGGGCGTATGTATTGGTCTGTTAGTATCTCGGATTCAAAGATGGATAGTTCTTTTTTTGCTTCAGTGTGATTCTTCGCTTGAACATTCCGGCGCTCGCGGATAGCTTTCCCTTTCTCAGTATATCCGATCACCACTGATAGCCTGTACTTGTTTTTTCCACGTTTTTCTACGCTACCCATAGATCATTCTCCTTTCGTGCATTTTTGATTCCAGTTGTAGCATTCTTCTTTCGGCTGCCCAGAGCGGTACGTTGAATATATGCGCCAGCGTGTACGGTGTGATATAGTCCATTTCGCGCACAAGATGGATCGGCATCGATGCATGGAGGGCAAAGCGATTAGCCTGTACCTCCATAAAATCAGAAACAGGCTTGACAGCAGATTTTTGGTCAGTATCATGCAAAATGGGATGTCCGACCTCATGGAAAAACGCCCATATTTGATGATACTTAGGCATGTACTTATATATAATCACGCATATATGGTTTGGTAAAAATATAGTGGTCGTCTTCTTATCCTTAAAATGTAAACTGATTTCCAGCCGGTGCGCGATTGTTTCAATGTCGAAATCATGAAATGAAAATATTCTTATCTTTCTGTACATGTCGATGGCCTTTTGTTCTATCATACTGTGTAGCACTTAACCACCCCCTTTCTAAAAACATATGTTCTTTTTTAGATTGTAAGAAAAGCCCCGGAGGGCTGCTTTATAATCTTTCATTCATATATATCTACAATATCAGCATTATCCTTGTAAACCTGATACTCTCCAAGCACCATGCCTGAGCCAATTTCGCTCGCATCTTTATTAATATCATCTTCATACTCATAAACAACGACATCATAATATTCGCCCATGTCGTTTGCGCTTGTTGTAGTTTCATGTGCAATATCAATAAACCAGTGTACGCCGTCATCTTCTTCCCAATGCTCATCAGCATACGAAAGGATATATTCGTGTAACAGCTCCCCGTTGTCGTGTTCAACTTTCACCCAACTGTCTGTATTGTCATTACGTACAGGTTGAGTGTTAATAAAGGATAGATCATTAATATCCCCATCAGCTTTACCGACAGTGTGGTCGCGTTCTTCTATTGATGTATCAATGTTTTCATATAGTGAATCCTCTTCCTCTTCCTCTTGTTCATGATAAGTAGAAGCGAACGTTTGAATATTTTCTATTCCTTCACCTATATCCATTTCTTCAACAGATTCATTTGAAAACTCATAACTATATACGGCTTCGCCTTCATCATCTAACAAGTAAAATTCAGAAGATGGTGTATCATCAAGGTGGTGATATTGTTCTAAAATGTCCTCAATGTCACTTTCAAAGCCCCTTTGAGCACTTCCACCAAAAAACGGATCGCCGTAATCAATGTCCGTAGACACTATTCCATCATCTTCTGAACCATCTATATAATCATCATCTAAAATTTCCTGAGCGATTTCAAGTGGGTCATCCGATATCAATTCGCCCTCCTCGTTTTCACCCTCTTCTTCCTCGCGCTCAAAATAGGTAGTTGCGAATGATTGAATATCATCAACGCCGTCATCTATGTTTAGGTCTTCAACAGATCCTGCGGAAAATTCATAACTAAACACAGTTTCATCTTCATCATCCAATAGATTGAATTCAGAAGAAGGGGTTTCATTTAAGTAGTGATATTGTTCTAAAATATCTTCAATATCGTTTTCAAATCCTCCTTGAGCACTAAAGAAAGGATCACCGTAATTGATATCCACACTTACTAACTCGTCTTCTAATCCCCCGTCTTTAAAATCATCGCCTAAAATTTCTTCGGAGATTTCAACGGGATCATCCGAAATTAAATATTCGTCTTTATTCTCATCTTCTTCGTCTGAATCTTCATCAGCATTGGTATCGTCAGATAATAATTCTCTTTCATCACATGCAGACAATACAAAAATAAAGATAAAGCCAACATAGATTAAGGATTTATTCACCAATTAACCCCCCCATATCCACACATGTTAATGGAAAATATAAGAACTGTCTAGTTATTTGTCCTCATCATCATCGAAAAGTTTTTTGATCATATCTCTTTTCTCTTTATCCATCTTTGCAAACTGTAGAGCATCTTCAATTTCTTCATCACTGTAGTCATCAAAACCTCCGAAAGCGAACATTCTTTCGTTATCTTTAAATTTATCTTCACGGCCAATAATATAGTCCACCGAGACTTGATAAATATCAGCTATTTTCCCGAGTGTTTCGCTATCAGGTGTTCTTGTTCCATACTCCCAATTAGCATAAGTAGACATTGTTTTTATCCCTAGTTTTTTTGCAACATGAGTTTTAGACCAACCATTATTTTTTCTCAAACTCTGCAATCTTTTCCCTATAATTTCGGACATGTTCATGCTCCCTGCGTTATTCATTGTGTCTAATAATTTTAGCATGTTTACACATCCTTTATAATAATTTACACGAAAAGAATAAAAAAATACTTGACTTACTCTTTTCGGGTAGTTATAATACAAAGTAAGAGTTACACAAAAAGAGTAAAAAGGAGGGTGAGAATTGAACAACAGCCTAAGAGCAATTAGAAAAAGCAAAGGTGTGACTCAAGCGTTCATATCCAGAGAATTGGGGTACTCGTACCCGAGCGGATATGCGAATATAGAAATGGGCAGGGTTAAACTTAGCCTTCATAACGCAATGAAGATTGCCGAGATTTTAAATGTAGACGTAGAAGATATTTTTTTTGACGATGAGTTACACACAAAGGGTAAAAAGAACAATTCAGCTTGAAAGGAGCGATCAAATGAACCTCGATGAACGACTCTGCTGGCAATACGAAAAAGATATCCAATACGTCAGAGAGCTTCGCCACGAACTTGAAATGACATTGATGGTACAAAAAGAAGTCATCGCCAACTCTAAGCGGATCAAGCGAATGAACAGAAAGGGGTTGGCTCCCGGTGAGTCCTAACGTCATCAAGGATCGTTTCATTGACTTGATACTAACAGCTGACTACAGAGTGCTCACTGACATGGAAAAAAGCGAGTTATCCGAAAGCAAAGTGTTCTTGAAAAACTTCATCCGCGAGCACGAGAAGTTAGTCCAAATGAGCTTCCTAGCATATATGACTGATGATACCGAATGGCATTTAAATGTCTGCTCGGAGATCGACCAACTGAAAGGAGAGGAAGCATGAATCAAACTATGGATGTCAAAGAGTGCGCCGAGTATTTGCACGTACACCCTGACACAATCTACACGATGGTTCGCCAGAAAGAACTTCCGCATTTCAGAGTCAGGAGCCGGATTTTCTTTACGAAATACAGGGTGGATCAATGGATCGCTGATCAGGACACGATGACGGCCATCTAAGTATAGTCTATCAATCAAATCTATCTAATAGGAGGAATGATGAAGGTGAACACGTACTACCGACGCGGAAACCTTGGTCTTTGGCTCAGACATTTCCGGCTAAACAGCCGCAATCCTAGCATTACATCACAAACGACATTGGCAAGGAAGCTGTTTTTGGAACAAAAGCAGATATCAAAAATCGAACTCGGGGAAGTCGAGCCGCGCATAGAAACGGCAGCGGAATGGTGCTCACTAACAGGCTGGCGCGAAGGGTGGGACATCATCGCGCACATGTATCAACTTCATCCCTTTGCCGTGCCACCCGTCCACCCAGAGTTGAGCGAGCGTCTATCAGATTCAATCATCAACATGCGCCAGCAGCTAATGACCGCACTTGAATCACTCGATGAAATCGAGAAGGCCAACAACAAGCGGCGGCCTACCAGAGAGTTGGACATCGACAATGTTTTTCAACAGCAAATCGGAGACTTGTTCGACTTGTTGCCAGCTGTCAAATCAATGATGTATGCGGCAGAGCGAGACATCGATCTCAACATCGAGGAGGTTACACAAAAATGGACGAAAGGCAGCGTAGCGGATCAGGTGGTCATGCCGACAATGAGCCAATTAGAGCAGAAGGCTATGGCGTGAAAGAACGGACGATGATTTATCTGTTTTGGGGGTCGATAATATCAAGCCTTGTGATCATAATTTTGTGGGGGTAGGAAAATGGACATAGCTATCTTAGTCATTCTTGTCATTCATTTGATTATGAATGCGACGATTATGTTTTTGTTACTGAGAGATGAGTTTTAAACGTTTTGTGTTTGAGCAACCAGTTAGCTCTTTCCTTAAATTCTAGCCTGATAAATAGAGTGGATGGTTGAACATCAACAAAATAACTGAATTCTTCATAGTGCTCAGAATAGATGAGTGTTTTTCTGTCAAAAGGATTGCTTGGTGCATACCAGTTGGGATTATCTAACGTAGAGAAATTGATATTCTCATGTGGTTCAAATCCATTGTCATTGATAACGTCACCATTGCTATCGGTAATAATGACATTTGTTAACGTGATAGCTCGTCGACCAAGGTTATTAACGACAAAATATATTTTCGGAGGGCAACGATCATCTAATTCTATGTCTGAATCAGTGATTTCAACTACTTTTCGATTTAAAGCAAAAGTATACAAAAGTGTTAACAAAGAAAATATAGCTGCCGCCGCGGACAGAAAATGATTTATAAAAGCCATCAATGAGCATTCACTCCTTCTGAAAAACAGTTTATCAGAAATCGGGAGAATTAGAGTGAATGACGAAAAATAAATGCAGTTGGGAGGAATTAATAATGAATCAAAAAAACCTTGACACACGCATCAGCTACTACACACGGAAGGTTGCAGAGCAAGCGAGTTATCCTAGATCAGAACCTTTGCCAAGCGCTTATATGTATCGTTATGAGCGGTTGAAAAAGTATCAAAGAATGCTGAAAGCAAAAATAAAAGAGGTGAAACGCCATGATTGAGTTAGAGGAATTTGTGGCCTGTGACTATTGCAGTGAGCCAATACCGGAAGGCGAAGGATATCAAACAAGAAGCATCATAAACGCGAAAGTGATATGTGGCCATCCTGAATGTCTAATCGATTATGCGGAGGAAAGTCTTGAGAAAATGCAATGAACCCCTTGTGCAGCAACACAAGAGGTTCTAGGGGGTCAAAACTATATACCCCTCTATTGTAACACCCCCGAGACGATACCGCAATAGAGGGAATCGGGAGGAAACGATGAACAAAATAAAAGATTTACTCACGGAGATAGAAGCAAAAAACATTTATGTGGGTGACGACGGCAAATACACCATTATGACCTCGCCGGAGCGTATGAAGGAGTTGCCGATCACATATCACGAGAAGCCATCGCACATTGTGCCCACTACAAAATATATGATCAGCGAACATGAGTCTTTTAGTATCGTTGCCGTATCCATCGACGAAGGAGTGATCGCATGACGACGCTATATGAATTGGAAGACAGCTACAAAAACCTTATGGCCAACATCGAATTGGGCGTAGACGAAAAAGCATTTGCAGATACGTTAGAAGCTATTGAGGATAGCTTAGAGGGCAAAGTAGAAGGTTACCATGCTGTCATTCGCCAAACAGAAGGCGATATTGAAACAATTAAAGGGGAAGAAAAACGCCTCGCTGAACGCCGCCGATCAATGGAAAACAAGGTCAAACGCATGAAGGAACACTTGCAAGAAAGCATGATTGCCATGGATAAGCGGAAGATCAAAACGCCTCTTTTTACGGCAAACATCCAGAAGAATGCGCCGAGTGTTCGGGTGATTGATGAAGGATTGATACCGAAAAGTTATTTTGTAGAGCAAAAGCCGCAACTAGATAAAAAGCAGTTGATCCAATCATTGAAAAACGGAGAAGATACCGCGGGGGCGGAACTTGTACAAACGGAATCTATTAGATTTAGATAGGGGGGTTGACAATGGAAGTAAAGAGAGCAAAACGCCAAAAAGTAAAAGCCGCAGTCGCTTATATTGGCGCTTCTGGGTCTGGAAAAACACTTGGAATGTTGCTCACTGCATACGGAATGATGCGAGAAAAATATCCAGATATGAACGACCAAGAGATATGGGAGAAGATAGGTGTCGTGGACACTGAGCATGAGCGCGCGACGCTTTACGCGGACATGACGATACAGGGTGAATCTATAGGCCAGTTCCTTCATGTGAACCTGACAGCGCCGTTCTCAGCCGACAGATACCAAGAAGCTATCAACGTACTCAAACAGGAAGATGCAGAGGTCGTTATTATCGACAGCCTTTCGCACGCTTGGGAGAACGAAGGAGGATTCCTTGATCTCCAACAAAAATTCGGCGGTAACTTTCAAGCATGGGCAAAGGTGAAGCCGGAAATTCAAAAGTTCGTTAAAAGCATTACAGCAAACGATGTACACATTCTGGCATCCATGCGAACCAAACAAGACTATCAAGTGGAGGAATCCGACACTGGCAAGCTGAGAATCCGAAAAATGGGGCTGAAACCTATTCAGAAAGACGATCTCGAATACGAGTTCATGACAGTTTTCCAAATCGACCAAGACCATTATGCAGCGGCTACAAAGGACAATTCTACGATGTTTGAAGGACAAATGGAAAAGATTACACCTGATCACGGATCAAAGCTGTATCAGTGGCTTGAAGAAGGCATTGACGTAAAGCAGATGGAAGAAGAATCAAGACAGAGCATGATTCACTCTTTACGAGAAAAAGCAACCGAAGATGAAGCAATCGAAAAGGATATTCAAGAACTTGAAGGAAAAGCTGAACAGTCCCTCGATGACATGGAAATGCGTTTGCTCAAAAGAGTAGAAAAAATAATCTCTGAAAAACAATCAGCATAGGAGGAATTTAAATGTTAAAAATCGACTACAGCAAAGCGGGTTCGGAACCAGTCAAACCGGGAGAATATGAGGTTCTCCCAACTGAATACGCGGTAGAAACAGCAAGGTCAGGTAATCAGATGGTTCAGTTCAATTACACCATTCGTGATGATGTTGATCAGCCGAGCCAAGGATCAAAAATCAACTATGACAACTTTGTATGGACACAAAATTCTTTGTGGAGATTCCAGGCGGCTGCTAAAGCATCTGCCATCCCTGAAGGAACCGAAATGAACACGCCTGAGGATTTTGGACAGGCTTTTAAAAATCGACCGTTACGGGTGGTTGTAGAACTGGAAGAACAAAGAAACGGGAGAGAATATCCAACAGTAAAAAGTTTCAAGGAAACACAAGTCGGCCCTCCAATGAACAACAGTAGTGCCCCATTAGGGCAGACAATAAACACCAATGATATCAGTGATTCTGAACTCCCATTTTGATATAGAGAGGGGTTATCCCCTCTCCGTTCATAGTAAAGAAGGTGATCGAGAATGGATTACATGAAGGAGCTTAACGCCTTCAGGAATTGGCTGCTAATGAACGATCTAACCACCAGTGGAATTGCGTTATGGCACACACTAATGTCCATAAACAATATGACTGGATGGAAGGAACATTTCAATGCGCCAAATTCCACAGTACAGCGATTAACCGGACTTTCCAAACAAGGGCTGGTTGATGCTCGAAAGGTACTGATTGATAACAACTTGATTGAGTACCAAAAAGGCAAGAAGAACAAAGCTCCTGTTTACAAAATAATATCATTAGTCAACTCAGTTGACCAATCGCTTGACCAAATAGTTGACCAATCAGTTGACCAACAGCTTGACCTACCAGCTTACCAACAGCTTGACCATACCTACACTAGACAAGACAAGACTAATAGTAATGGTCATGAAGGTTCAATTGACCCTGACCCATTCGATGAATTTTGGAGTCATTACCCTAACAAAAAGAAAAGGCAAGAAGCGGAGAAGAAATTCAATATGCGTTTGAAGCATAAAAATCCAGAGGAACGAGCAACGGCAGAAGAAATGATTCTAGGGGCAAAGAACTATAAAAAACAGTTGGAGAAAGACGGGACGGAGAAACGATTCATGCAGCATCCAACGACGTTTTTAAACCAACGTTCGTTTGACGACTATCAAACATTAAAAAGCGAGCAGAAAAGTGGTAATGGCTATCTCTACTGGAACGAGTATGAATCAGACTCGATAGATTCGCCGTTTATAGAGCAGGGGATGATCGTGAGGGATGAATAATAAAGAGCCAATTAACGAACGAGCAGAGATAGCAGTCCTTGGAGCGATGATGAATGATGAGCGATCCCGCTATGACATTATCTCTCGCATAAATACAGATCATTTCACCACGGATGAGCGTCGCGCTATTTTTGAACGCATTGGCTACATGACTGATGGTAGGCGGCTAACAGCAAAAATGGTGAAGGATCAAACGACAGAAACAAAAGAACGGAGGCTCGTTGAAACCGCAGATGGCGCGTATGTGGATTATGACCACTTCAAACGAGACATTGAAGAACTTGTAGAAAACTACAAGCTCAGGAAGATGTATCACATTATGTCGCATGGTTTGAAGCAGGTGGGGGCTAATACGAGCGTTGATGAAATATCGGACAAGGTGTCTGAGGGGTTGAGCGAGCTCATTGTGACGGACACTAACCGATACATCGTTTCTCCTGAGGAAAGATATTCAGAAACGAGGATGGAGTTAAGTGAGCGTATTAAGAATCCGGAAATCAGCTATGGATTAAAGTTTTCGCACGAAGAACCGGGAAGGACTATTGGGTTTCCGTCTGTGGACCAATCCATACTTGGCGCAAAACCCGGGGATTTGATTCTTGTTGGGGCTGAAACAGGCATAGGAAAGACGGCTCTTGGTGTAAATATCGCCCGATTATTTAGCGTATATCAAGATCACATTGGCTATTACGCAAACACGGAAATGGATATTCAAGAGTTGGAAGCTAGGCTTATCGCTCCGATTGCAGGTGTTACCGTTCGAGAGTTTATGTCAGGACAATTTGAAGGCACGGGCGAGGAAATCATGCGCAAGGAGCAGCGGGCATTTAATGCGATTAGCGATTACGGAGATAGCGGGTTAATGCTTTCGAGAATACCGAGCTTAAACGTGCCTAAAATCAAGGCTTTGCTCAATCAAGTGAGGATGAAAAAGAAGCAATTGGATTATGTGGTAATCGACTATATACAGCGCATGGATAGCACGGATCATTACGATGCTGAACATTTGAAGCTAAAAAAGATCGCAATGCGCTTAAAAGAAATGGCGGTCCAATATAACATCCCGGTCATAGCGCTGGCGCAGAGAAATTTTGAGGGGTATGTAGAAGGCGGGAAAGCCATTCGCAATGAGTGTGATGCCGTATTTTATATAGAGCCAGTCAAGGATGACGATATCGACTATATGCACAAAGCGATCCAAGAGCCAAGCAAACAAAAACTTGCAAACTATAAGATTGTGAAAAACAAGGTGCGCAGGGATGACAACCCCTATCCTATATACGTAAATTTCGACAAAAAAAGGCAGTTTATCAACGAAATAATGTGAGGTGAAACGGATGAAATACCCTGACTATCACAATGTAGAGGTCGCTTATAACGGCGCTCATAACCGAAACAATATCACTCACATCGGTGCGGTTAAGAACTTTTCAGGACATAGAGAAACATACATGACGTACTTCCGGTACAACGATGAAATGATCGACCATTTTCAAGATAAACAAACGGTCAGTGGTTACAAAGGAAGCGCATACGCTGACTGGCTACCCATTGACGTAGACAGCGACTCGCTGGACGAAGCGCAAGACAATATGCGAGCGCTTATGATTAACCTCGAAGATTACAACATTGATACGAGTTGTTGCCGTTTCTACTTTTCTGGATCGAAGGGATTCCACGTCATGATCCCCTCTGGTGTTTTCGGAGCAAAGCCCGATCCACAAAATGACAAGCGTTTTAAAAAAGTGGCTAGTCTACTGACCGAAGGCGTTCAAACAGACATGAGCATCTACCAAAAAACAAGGATTTTCAGGCTCCCAAATACGATCAATGGAAAGACGGGGCTATATAAAATTGAGCTGTATCCGTTCCAGATCACAAACGATAGTATATCTGGCATCTTAGACGCGGCTAGGCAGCCCGGAGAGCGATTAGAAATAGATACTGAATACGATGAATCGGAAGAACTCAAAGAAGCGTATGACGCTCCTATACAAGCCAATCAAACCAAGCCGAATACAGGGAAACCGGAAACATATATATGCATGTCAACGATGATGAAGGGTGTTCCTGATGGCGAACGAGACAATGTGGGCGTTAGGGTTTCATCCCATTTGAAAAAACACGGATTAAACGCGGAAATGTCTTGGGTAGCAATGGACGAATGGAACAAAAAGAATGACCCGCCAATGGAAACAGACAGGTTAGAAACCGTATATCAGCAAGGTATGAAATATGAGTTTGGCTGTCATGACTTTTTGTTGGCTAAGTATTGCGATCCTGACTGCAAATTCTATAAATCTCATTGGGGGCGATTTTAATGGATAGATGGTATGTGTACGGATTTTTAAAAGATGTTGACGGTAAAACGAGCATGGATGAGCTGATTGATGTTTTCCCAGAGTTATCGGATGACGAAATCCACAACGGAATATTTGAATATACCGGGATGCAACAAGAGAACAAAGATTATTTTGGGGCATTATCGCTAAATGAAAAACTGAATATTCACGGGCAATATCAACAAAAATGGCGGTCTAAGGCATCCAGAGGGCCAGATAAATCCATGGATTATTCAAAGATATATTCTGCCTCGGATTCTTGGCCTGGATCACGATGATGCCTACAGGGATGAGCAAGAATGGCACAAGCTCAACGGCCCGGTGATCACATACCGGGTCGAGAGAGGGGAGAGGAAATGAACGTTTATGACTACTACATTACGCCGGAGGAATACGAGGAAGCGGAAAGGAATGGCATCGGCAAGAAAACGCTAGATTCTCGTATACGTGTATATGGCTGGCGTAAAAAAAGAGCGATAACAGAGAAGACGCAAAGAAGGACAAAGCGCGGGAAATATCTAAAAATAGCGGAGAATAACGGTATCAATCCGCAAACATTTTACAACCGCGTGAACATTCACGGGTGGAGCGAAGATGACGCGGCGACGAGGCCGAAAGTAGACCCTGCTATAACGATAGAAAAAAACGGCAGGCAGCAGAGAAAAACGACGGATGACATCTTAAAGAAAGCAGCCGAAAACAACATACCGCGCTCGACGCTTTTTGCAAGGATCGAAAAAGGATATGACATGGAGACGGCGGCAACCGTACGTGATTTGAGAAAGGGGCGCGGATGATGGCAAAAACGAACGCATATGACAACTTGCAAATTTCTATGACGAGAGACAGCTTAAAAGAAGCTTACGCGGCGATATTTGAAAATGAGAAGCGGGGATTTGAGCAAGTGGGACATATCGGTTCGTTCGTAGATATGAACGGTCACGGGCGCTATGTTGTGAAGATGAGGAAGGCGGGGGAGGAATGAATTACGTATATGTGATAGGGCTGATGCTGATCATGGTATCTGGGATAGCTGCTCTGTTTATGACGAGCGTGTTGTATGACGAAGTGCAAGCTCTGGAAGATGATTTGGAGCACGCGGAGGAAAAGATCGAAGAATTGGAGCAGGAAAAATACGCGGAAATTGATGCTCACTGGAATGAAATGAACCGTATGCAGAAGGAGGAAGTACAATGAAAAATACTCTTGGAGATTTGAACAATCACCTGTTTGCGCAACTCGAAAGGTTGAACGATGAGGATTTAAGCGGTGAAGAACTCAAAGAAGAAATCGACAGAGCTAAATCAGTTAGTCAGGTATCACAGCAGATCATCAGTAATGGATCACTCGTACTGGAAGCTAACAAACTAGCAGACGATCGGATGAGCGCGGACACGAAACTCCCAAAAATGCTAGGAGGAGATAAGTAACATGCACCGATATACCAAAGAGCAGATAGATTTTCTCCGATCAATATCTGAAGGATTGACGAATACTGAAATACACAAGTTGTTTGTGGAAGCATTTAGTGCCGATGTTAGCGAAAAATCTATACAAAACATTAGATATCGAAAAGGGATTAAAAACAATATGCAAGGGCATGAGACGAGGTTCAAAAAAGGTCACAAAACCTGGAATAAAAACATGAAAGGGATCAACTTGGGAGGACAAGAAGGGTGGTTTAAGAAAGGACATATGCCACCCAGCCACCTTCCAGTTGGCAGCGAAAGTGTCCAAGAAGGCGAGGTTTTGATAAAAACCGATGAACCAAATGTTTGGGAAAAGAAACATCGTTGGCTGTGGGAAAAACACTATGGAGATATACCGGATGGGCATGCGATCTCTTTTAAAGATGGAAACAGTCTGAACGTGACGTTAGATAATCTCTTTGCAGTAAATCAAATAGCGTGTATGTATGTCGCAAAACGCGACTTTCCCCGGAATTACCCAAGCATAAACGTAGCATCACACAGATTAGCGGAGTTGAATATCGCGATTAGACAGAAAGAGAAGGTGTGACTGGATGGACAAATGCGCGAAGCTACAGGTGCGGGCGGTGATTGTGAAAGACGGAGATATTATTGCGGAGGGGAGAAACTCACCTCTCCGCGAATGCGATAACGTGACATGCCATGTGGATAACCATTGTGTCAATTCAATCCATGCCGAGCAATTGGCGCTTATTAAAGCGGGGAGAAGGTCAGAGGGAGCTACGATGTTTACCAATTTTGAGCCGTGTTCCAATTGCCGAAAAATGATCATTTCGGCTGGAATCAAAACTGTAATCTATCACAACGAAAAGTACGACGAGCTGAATCATCGTTTCAAAGGCGATGTGGAGTGGATCCACGATCCATTATTGGAGGGGAAAGATAATGAAATACTTCGAGTTTAAGGAACCCTACTATGCTCTCATACGCACAGAAGGGGCAAATAGAGCTGCAGAGATTTACTTCCGCGCTTTTCGATATGAAGGTCGCGAACAGAAAGAAAAGACGCGAAACGAAGCTCTGAACACCTTCTTGATCGAAGAAAGCGAGACGGGTGATCTCGGAGAACTCATCCGGCAATTTAACGAGAATCGGGAATCTATATTGCTATTGGATCGTGAGCTGATATGAAGAAACACAGGAAGATTGTTCGGGATAAATCAGGCGGTCGGTGTTGGTACTGTGGATCAGAGTTACCCGAAAAAGGTTGGCACATAGACCATGTAGATCCGGTGCAGAGAATGCCGCAAGGTCACCACTATAACCTTGATAGAGAAAATGATAGTAACAAAGTGGCTGCTTGTGCCAGTTGCAACATACAAAAAGCAGATTTGTCCATTGAAGGGTTCAGGAAGAAAATAGAGCAGTTTATATACAGCCTGAACTCCTACCACACGCAATATGTTGTAGCCAAAAGATACGGCCTTATAAAAGAAACCGACGTAAAAGTAGAATTTTGGTTTGAGCGGGAGGGGAAGCATGAACAAGACCGAACGCATGACCGCGAAACAGTACAGGAACATGCCCGGCAAACGGAAAAACAAATATAACGCGAAGAAGGTTTATGCAGATGGCCACACATTTGATAGCAAGCGCGAATTTGAATACTATCGCGAGCTTATGCAGCGGATGGGTAGGCAGGAGATAAAGACGTTTGAATTGCAACCGGAGTTTTTGCTGCAGGACACATTTCGTAAGAACGGTGAGACGTGGCGAAAAGTGAAATATGTGGCTGATTTTCGAGTGTATCACCATGATGGGAGCGTTGAAATCGTAGATGTTAAATCTAAACCGACGAAAACGCCGACATATAAGCTAAAGCGCAAATTGTTTGAGTATCATTATCCAGATCTAACAGTGACGGAGGTGTACTGATGCAACTCAAAAAAGGACAGTTTTATCACGAGGTGGGCAATTTGCAAAGCACAGTTTGTTATTTAGGTAAGGCCCAACATATGGATACAGGAAATGATATGGCGATTTTGAGAAGTTTTAAAGATCCCAAGACATTTGTGATGGACAAGACAGATTTTGAGTGCAGGATTGATAACGGCGATTTTGTGTATGTGCCGATGGAAAGGGATGGGTAGCGAATGAGTGAGTTGAAAAGAATTAAAGATAACGCTGTCGTTGAAAATGTATTTGAGACTGGAAACGACATGACTTACGAAAAGGTTAAGTATCTGCAAGAAGGTGACTTTGATCATATTTTAGAACAAACCGAAAAAGCGGAGCGGTATGAACGGGCGTTGGAGTATATCGCAGGTGTGAAAGATGCTCCTTATTATGCGCTGACAATTTACGACGCTGTTAGTGAAGCAGTTGAAGCATTGGAGGGTGATGACGAATGAGCGAGCGGTTGGAATCTGCTAGGTATAAAATTGAATTACTGAAAACGACTGTGCATGAAGGTGTGTTTGCATCTACTATCAATGAATTTATAGAACGTGATGCAGACTATATATTCAAACAGGCCGAAAAAGCGGAGCGTTACGAGGGAGCGTTTAAAGATTTATATAATATCAACACCGATATGCTAGTAGCCAAGTACGCAGATTGGCAAGATGTCCAAGAAGAAGCGTTTGAAGATGCACACCAAAAACTAGACTATTTAATCGACAAATTAAACAGCATTGGAGGGTGACAGCGAATGAGCAGAGAGATTAAGTTTCGGGCGTGGGATAGAACCGCGATGCAAATGTACAGTTGGAAGTCCATTCAATTCAATTTTTATGAACACACGGTCAATGACCATATTGTAGTTATGCAATATACCGGACTTAAAGATAAAAACGGAACGGAAATTTACGAAGGGGACATATTATTTAACCCAGTATTGGATTGCTCATATGTAGTTGAGCGCGACGCTGTATCTCCCCAAATTTTATTTAACGATCCGAACAAGGATTACGCGGAAGATTATTATGATTTGGATGAAGAGGCTGAATGGAGTTATATCGTCATACAAGGCAACATATACGAAAATCCTGGGATATTGGAGGACAACCAATGAGGACAAAACGCACATTCCCGAAAAAGCAAACCGACCAAATCAAATGGCAACGCGAAGTGATTATTTCGGAAATGCACGATACCAAAACGGACGAGCGCATGAAGCAGATTGTGGAGAGGGTGTAGGGGATGAGAAAGGAAAAGTATATGTGGAGAGTATTTGTGAGTAATTCCGTTGGCGAAATAAATGTGGTTACTGATAATAACGATATATCAGAAGTTGTGTCGTTTTTAATTGACAATGAATTAGAACAAACACGGTCAATTGTATATGAAGGTGTTGTTTACGAGCGCATGAAGCAGATTGTGGAGAGGGTGTGAAAATATGAAAGACATAAACAATATGACGCTGCGTGAGTTGGTCGCGTTTGTCACCTTTGCGACAGGAAAGACGGAAGATCAGGCTATGCAGATGACAATGAGAGAGTTGCAGGGGATAGGCGCGCAGATGCAACCGAAAGGGCAATACGGGAACATCAGAAGCATGCAGGGGCATAAGCGCAAGCACTAAGCGGGGTGATCGGGTGAGAGAAGAGAGGGAAACAACGGAAATTGATTGCTCCGAGGATGGCGTATTCGTGGTTAAAAATGGCGAAGTGACAAAGGTAGACAAGCCCGCGACTGGGTACGGGCAGCAAAATGTTGTTTGGCTCGGCGGGAAAGTTGATCGGGTGGAGAGTACGGAATCAAGGAAGATTTAAGGGGGGTTTAACAAAATGGAATTTAATACCGTTCAGGTCTATGTATGTGTTGACTGTAATGATGAAGTTGAGTTTTTAAGTCATCAGATACATGAGAGTTGTATAATGTGTGGATCTAGAGATATTTATGTCGAAAGTGAGTATCCTAAAATCCCTGAAAAAATGATTTCGGATGTTGAAGGTATATTCGACTATTTTTTAAATAAAGGGTTCTCAATAAGAGATATAGAAAGTGTGTTGAAAGAAGCAATAGAAGTGGAAGCTCAAATTAGATAAGAATAACGGAATGTCAACCGAAAACCGGAGGCATCGCACAACAAACGTTGGAGTGGTGTCTCTTTTATATTTCAGGAGGGATTAGATGGTTATAGCATTCCAGATTGTGTTGATCGTGATGATGTTTTGCGCTTTTGCATTAGCAGCAGACAGAAGGAAGTCCAAAGAGGAAAAAGCAACAATGGCAGGGTTGACGCTAGCCACGATGATTGCGTTCATCGTGTCGGTGGTGTGGTTGTGAGCGTGGAATTGCAATCTATCGCCAAGGAAATGCATGAGACAAGCAAGCGGATAGACAAGGCATCGAAAGAGGTGTTTCGGCTTGCTAAAGAAAGAGCGGAGACAGAGCGCGTATACAGAACAGCTCTGCATCAGGAGATCGTACAGCTACGGAATGAGGGAATGCCCGCCACGCTGATCGGGGATGTGTCGCGCGGTAGGTGCGCGGATTTAAAGTTTGAGCGGGATAGCGCGTTGGAGATGCACAGGTCGGCGTTGGCGGCGTTGGAGAGTATACAGGTGCAAGGATCACTTTTACAGACAATAGCGAGATACCAAGCGGATATATAGGGGTGGTCAGTATGGAGGTCTTTTATACGAATGGCGGAGCAAAAAGGTATAAAGATTATATCGATAAACCATTCCACGATCTTTCTGTGAAAGAATTCAGGGAGATGAGAAGGAACAATAAATCAGCAATTAGTGCGCAAGATATGATCGAACATTATGGAGTCACGCCTAATGATTATGTGGAGTTTGTGCAAAACACGGAAGGGATAGCGCTAGCGAGTGAAGAGAAAAAATATCATAAATCAAGAAACGCATTAGAAACTTCCATTCCTAAGAAGAAAGAAAAATTTAAAGGAATAGAGCTAAAAGCATTTAGGTTATTGAGAGGATATAGCCAAAAAGAAATGGCGAGAAAGTTAAATTTACCTGTAGATTCTATTAGAAATACTGAATCTGAAAAGCGTTATTCCAATTACGGAAAAGAGTATATGAAAACGTTGAAAATAAAAGATAGCGAAAAGGAGCGCGTTCGCTCTTACCTTAACGGTAAATCTAAAGGATTAGAATTGGATCGCGAAATACCTTCAATGATTAAAGCGGAAGTTAGAAAGCGCGACGGAAATAAATGCTCAAATTGCGGCAGGAAAGGAAAATTGCATTTTCACCACAGAACACATTTTTCTAAAGGGGGATTGCACACCGCCGAAAACCTTACATTACTTTGTGTTCCATGCCACGCAAAAGAACACGAGGACGAACTGGTTCATGGATTAATTTCCTCAATGAAGTAACGGAAGGAGTGGATCGCATGCAGGCGGTGAAATTACGGAAATCTACTTTTAAACATGTGGAAGCTGAAATTTGCGCTTACCCAGAATACCAGAAAGAAATAAAGAGCATACGAGAAGAAATTATAAATGGCCAAGGTGAGGTAGATGAAAACTTTGGTGCGGGCAAGAACTCTCCTAGAGAACCGGGAAGACCGACAGAGAAGATTGCGACTCGTTTAGTTACGAATCGTCGATTGCGCCATTTAGAAGAAGTCACGGAAGCCATTGAGGATGTTTACAATCGACTCGATGATACGCAAAAAAAGATGGTTAAGTTAAGATATTGGAACAGAGAAAGTTTAGGCTGGGAAGCCATCGCATATCATTGCAATATCGGGCGAGCTTCGGCTTTCCGTTATAGAGAAGCAATTGTTCAATCTATAGGTGAACGAATAGGTTGGAAATAATTGATACTTTATTGATACTTTTGGAAGGGGTAAAGGTGTTATTATGAGAGTGTGGAAGAATAACCGGATACTTTTACAGTCATAGGGCTTCTTTTTTGGCACTCGCTTTAGGCGGGTGTCTTTTTCGTTATCATACCTTATATCTGAGAAACCGCCCGTCTTTTCATCCCTCCTTTCAGCGGGCGGTTTATACATAAAAAATATCAAGGGGGCGGGGTGCTATGTGACATGGCAAAATTAACTGAAAAACAACGCAGATTCGCGGATGAGTACATTCGTCTGGGCGAGATAACACAAGCGGCTATCAATGCTGGATATAGCACGAAAACGGCGCATGCAACAGGTAACGAAAACCTAAAAAAACCAATAGTCAAAACCTATATTGATGAACGCTTGGAAAAATTAAGAAAAGAGTCCATCGCAGAACAGGACGAGATACTTCAGTACCTTACATCTGTTATGCGGGGGAACGTTAATGATGAACACCTCATGGTAACTGGTGATGATATGGGAACGATGGTTGAAAAGCACGAAAGGCGATCAGACACGATGGCGCGCACCAAAGCGGCTGAATTATTAGGCAAACGACACATGATGTGGACAGAGAAGCATCAAGTCGAGGATGTGACTCCTATTTTAGTTGAGGATGTGCCAGATGATGACAGTTAAAGAGCGCCCTCGCTGGTCGATACAAGATAAAATTGGGAAAGGGTACAATAGATTTTGGAATAATAAACAGTTTTTCCGCGTTGTAAAGGGTTCGAGAGGTAGCAAGAAATCTAAGAATGCAGCTATTAATTTTATCCATCGGATCATGAAATATCCGTGGGCGAACCTCCTGGTTATCCGCAGATATTCCAATACAAACAAACAATCCACATATACCGATTTAAAGTGGGCGGCTTCCCGGTTAGGGTATAGCCACCTTTTTAAATTTAACGAAAGTATGCCAGAGATAACCTATATTCCAACTGGCCAGAAGATATTGTTCCGCGGACTTGATGATGAGCTAAAGATCACATCAATCACCGTGGATGTCGGCATCCTCTCTTGGCTTTGGGTGGAGGAAGCGTACCAAATAGAAACGCCCGATAAATTCAGAACAGTTGTTGAGTCCATTCGCGGCAGTCACGAAAGTCCAGACTTTTTTAAACAGATCACACTAACATTCAATCCGTGGTCGGAGCGACACTGGCTCAAAGCAATGTTTTTCGACGAGGAAACGCGCGAAAAAGATACATTCGCCACCACCACAACTTACCATCTGAACGAATGGCTTGATGACGTGGACAGGGAGCGTTACGAGGATTTATACCGCACCAACCCTCGCCGCGCTAGAATCGTTTGTGATGGCGACTGGGGCGTTGCTGAAGGGCTTGTCTTTGAGAACTTCGAGGTGCGCGACTTTGACATCCAAGAGACGATCAAGCGGGTGCAAGAGACAACACACGGGCAAGACTACGGATTCACGAATGATCCCACAACGATTGTGAGTAGTGCGGTCGATCTTCCCAACAAAGAAATATGGATTTACGACGAGCATTACGAAACAGGCATGATCACTGATGATATATACAGTATGATCGAATCAAAAGGGCTTCTGAAAGCGAGCATTACGGCTGACAACTCAGACCCCCGAACGATTGAAGAACTCCGCAGAAAAGGCGTGAGGCGCATTCACAAGGCCATAAAGAAAGCAGACAGTATTCGGCACGGTATTCAGTGGCTGCAAGGATTTAAAATATATATTCATCCGTCTTGCGTGCATACAGCGGAGGAGTTTAATACGTATGTGTTTGATCAGGACAAGGAAGGCAACTGGCTGAATCAACCCGTTGATGAAAACAACCATATCATCGACGCATTACGTTACTCTCAGGAACGTTATCACTTGAACAGAAATAAAGATACCACAAAAACGCATGAAGCGTTCAAAAGCCTCGGCCTATAAGGAGGTGCGACATGGCAACGATCACGAAACACAAGGGGCGGCGGTTCCCGAAAAGCGCGAACGACCACTACCGCTATGAGAGCGCGGAATCCCTGCTCGAAAATATGAGAGATTTACAAGACATGATACAGCACCACATGGCTTATCAGCGCCCCAGGTTGGACGAGTTAGACGACTATTACCTCGGCGACAACACGATGATACTCAATGATCGTGAGCGCCACCAAGCGGAGGATCACAAGGCAGATTACCGCGCTACGCATAACTATGCAAAGTACGTGAGCCAATTTATTGTGGGCTATCTTGCTGGCAACCCCATTACGATCCAACATGAGGACGAGCGCACGCAGGAAGCGATCACGGAAGTCAACCATATCAATGATGTAGACGCGGTCAATAGCGAGCTGGTGCTCGACCTATCAATTTACGGACGGGCTTATGAGCTTCTTTACAGGAGTAGCAGAGACGAAAACAAATTCGCGTTGTCGTCACCTCTACAAACGTTTGTAATCTACGATGACACGGTGGAGCAGCTGCCCATCGCGGCGGTGCGGTATCACAAAAATGAGATGCTTCAAAACGATCCGATGAAGGTTGATGTGTATACTGACTCGGAAATCATACGCTATCAAAGTGAATCTAATGCGGTTATCGCTCTCTATGAAGTGGAGCGGGAGCCGCATTTTTTCGGCGGGATACCGATCAATGAGTACGAAAACAACAGGTTTCGGCAGGGCGACTATGAAAACGTGCTCAACCTCATTGACCTGTACGACGCGGCGCAATCCGACACGGCAAACTATATGAGCGATTTGAACGATGCCATGTTGCTTATTAAAGGTAATCTGGATATGAGCAACGAGGATACAGCGGAGATGAAAAAATCCAACATCCTGTTTCTGAGAACGGAGCCGGACGCTGATGGGCGCGAGAGCAGCGCGGATGCCAACTATATCTATAAAGAATACGATGTTCAGGGATCAGAAGCATATAAGACACGATTGCTCGAAGATATACACAAGTTTACCAACACACCCAATATGCAGGATGAAAGCTTCGGGGGGACTCAAAGTGGAGAATCAATGAAGTATAAGCTGTTCGGATTGGAACAAGTGAGAGCCATCAAGGAGCGTTTATTTAAGCGTTCGTTGACGAATAGATACAGACTGCTATCAAACATCATGAACGTGTCTAGCGAGCTGTCAGGCGGCAATATGGATGCGCTAACGATACAATTCACGCCTAACCTGCCACGATCCATGAAAGATGAGGTCGAAGTGTTTAGCAACCTCGGCGGTCAGCTTTCGGAGGAAACCATGTTATCCCTGCTCTCGTTTGTGGAAGAACCACAAGAGGAAATCGAGCGTCTAAACGCTGAACGAACAGGGCAGATGAACCCTAACCGCGATTACATTGGCAACCAGCAAGGCGGGGAAGAAGGCGAAGAAGATGGCAACCAGTCGTAATTACTGGGCTCGTCGTGAGCGTGATCAGTCAGAGATGGAGCGCGAGAGAGATGATGAGATCGTAGCGATCATTTCTGCTCATTACGGGGAAGCCGCAGACGAAGCCGACAAGGAAATCACGCGCATCTATCAGCGATACGCAGGGCAGGAAGGAATGAGCCTTGCTGACGCTCAGAAGCAGGTGCAGAGCACCGACATACGCGATCTCGAGGAAAAGGCAGAACGATATGTACAAAGCCGTGACTTCTCCCCTCAAGCCAACTCCGAAATGCGGAAGTACAATGCGAGGATGAGAGCGTCAAGGCTGGAACTCATGCAGATGTACGCTGACTTGGAAGTTTCTCGGGCGAATGGATTGAGCGAGATTGAGGTGGAAGAACGACTTGAAGAGATTGCGAGGTCGGAGGTTAGGCGGCAGTCGGGTATCTTAGGCGAGACAGTCAGGCTCACATCAGATCAGATGGAAGATATCGTGCGCTACCGTTTTCACGGGGAATACTTTTCGGATCGGATTTGGCAAAACAAAGACATTATGATTGACAACTTGAATAGGAATTTGCGGCGGGATATTACAAGAGGGATAGGGCCTGTCGAGATGGCGCGGAATATGCGTAATGAGATTGGCGGGTCGGTGTATAATACGGAGCGGATAATGAGAACCGAGAGCGGGAGAGTTCAAATAAATGCACAGCATCACTCCTACGGACAAGCAGGAATAACTCATTACGATATAGTAAGCGAACTGGATGCTTGTGATGAGTGCGCCGCCCATGATGGAGAAGTTTATGAGGTTAGAAACATGCAAATTGGGTACAATGCACCAGTTTTTCACCCGAATTGCCGTTGTAGCACTGCTCCAATAGTCCCGGATTAGAAAGGTGGTTTTCTGATGTGGTACGCAAAAGAGAAAGAAACATCACACAACGCTTCCATATAACTTTCTATTACGACAGAGGGGAAAAACGTGGCAGGAAATGGAATACGGTAACAACATACAATGCTTTGAAAAATGATCTTGAAGGGATATGCGATCAATACAAAAGGATAGATGGTTATATCGTAACGGATAACTTCGGCAATCCAGTTATGATGAAGAATCCAGTTAGATTTATAGATACATGTAAGGGTTTATGGATGATCATTACAGATAAGGTGGGGAGGAAATGGACAAGCAAGAAAAGCAGTTAAAGCGCATTGCTGACAGCCTTGAAGAATTGGTTAAACTGGAAAAAGATAAGCGTAGAGCCACTAAAAGCATTGCTAAAGAAGCCAGTGAAAGCATTGGGAAGCAAACAAAAGAAAGCGCAGGTCTAGCCGCAACGGAGCTGGAAACAATGGAGAATGTGAGGTGATCCATTATCTTGATGGTAATAAACTTTGCCCGCCCATAACCATGCTGGCGGCGTTAAACTGCATGCCAATAATCGTACAAGGACAACAAAGCGGGCTGAATGGCGTGCTTATTTTGTGTTTGTGGGATAAGGAGAGGTATAACGATGAAAAAACGAGTAAACGAATACAAAAAACCAATGAAAATGGACTTGCAATTCTTCGCGGAAAACGACCCGCCGCCGAGCGATCCGCCTAGTGATCCTCCGGCTGATCCACCCGCCGATCCTCCGGCAGACCCTCCGAAGAAGTTGGAGCTAACGGATGAAGAATTGCAAAAGAAGATTGAAAGTGAATCTGACCGCAAGCTACACAGCGCATTGGAAAAAGAACGCGATAAGATGCGCGAGGAAATGAAGAAAGAACTTGAAGAACAGAAGGCTGAAGCTGAACGTCTTGCTAAATTAAGCGCAAAAGAACGCGAGGAAGCCGAGTTTAAGAAGCGACAAGATGCTCTTGACAAACGAGAACAGGAACTTGCGCAGAAGGAACTTAAAGCGCAAGCGGTCACTGAATTGAACGAGAAGGAACTACCTTCTTCATTTGTTGACTTCCTTCTTGATGAAGATGGCGAAAAGACGTTTAAGAACATCGGCAATTTCAAGAATACGTTCGATGAAGCTGTCAATGAAGCTGTTAAAGAACGTTTGCGGCAGACTACGCCTAGTCACACGGGTGGCGCTCCCGGCGAAAAGAATCCATTTATGAAAGACACATGGAACCTCACTGAGCAGGGGCGTTTATACAACGAAAACCCCGAGAAATATCAGCAATTGAAAGCACAAGCAAGCAATTAGAAAGGGAATGATATGAAATGCCAGAAATTACCAGACTCGAAGACGTTATACAGCCGGAGCTGTTCACTCCATACACGATCCAACGGACGATGGAGTTATCGGAATTGGTGCAGAGCGGCATCGTCACCAACGACGCTCAATTTGACTCTCTCGTAAGCGGACCGAACACTTTAATCAACATGCCATTCTGGAATGATCTTGACGGCGGAGAATCGCAAGTCATGCAGGATGAAGGCGACATGAGCGTGAACAAGATCACATCCAGCGATGACGTAGCGCGGAAACAAGCGCGGGTGAATGCGTGGGGCGCAAACGGTCTGTCTGCATTACTAAGCGGTGACGATCCCATGAATGCAATCAGCCAGCTTGTAGCCAATTACTGGACACGAGATATGCAGAAAAACTTGCTCGCTGGACTTAGCGGCGTGTTCAAGAGCAACTCTATGTCAGCTAAGGTACACGACGTTACAGACCGCGATGCGGATGCAGGTACTATAAACATGAAAACGTTCTTGGATGCCACGCAGCTAATGGGCGACGCGAAAGAAGCGCTCACAGGTGTGATGATGCACTCTGCTGTGGAAACGGAGTTACGTAAACAAGACTTGATCGAATACCTTCCACAGTCGGAACAAGGCTTGCCAATCCCTTATTTCAATGGGAAGCGGGTGATCGTTGATGACGCTATGGAGTATGATACGGAGACAGGACAAGCCAGCATTTACATCTTCGGACAGGGCGCTATTGCATTGGGCAACGGATCTCACCCACGGATCGTTCCGACGGAGGTAGACAGAAACAAACGGTCGTATTCCGGTGAGGAAGTATTGATCAACCGTAGAATCTTCCTTCTACATCCGCGCGGCATTAAGTGGAATGAAGGAAATGTGTCTGCGGAGTTTCCAACAAACAACGAAATCGACTCCGGCTCTCGATGGACGCGAGTTTTTGAGCCTAAAGCGATCCGCGTTGTGAAGTTTCGTTTTAACACGGCTGAGCAGTCAGCAAACGGCGGAGATGACGGGGGAGAAGGTTAATAACCCTTCGCAAAGGGGTGAGTAATTATCGACGTTAAGGAAAAAGTAAAGACGCTCATTGGCGCAGAGGACGATCTGCAAGGTGGCCAATTAGAGGTGATTATCGAGAACATCGAGAGTCACCTTATTTATTTGCTCGAGAAAGACAACGTGCCGGAAAGATTGAAATATATCGTCGTGGAGATTGCTGTGCGCCGATATAATCGTCTTGGCAGTGAGGGCATGCAGTCAGATAGCGTAGAGGGTCACTCTATCACGTTCTATGACTTGGAAAAGGATTTCGAGCCGTATCAGGCGATCATCGACAAGGAAACAAAGCGAGAAGGCATAGGGCGCGGGAAGGTGATGTTCTTTTGAGGTTCGGATCGCGACTAACATTCGTAAAACTTGAAGGGGGCGGCTACGATCCCGGAAAAGGTGAATATGTTGATCCCGAGGAAGTCCGAGAAACCGTACCATGCCATCTTTCCCCCATGAGCACTGATCGAACGAATGAGGTTTTTGGCAGCATTGAGCAGAACATCACCATAGCGCGTATGCAAAACCGATACAGTGGCGATTACGACCGCGTAGAAATTGATGAGAAGCCGTTTTCGGTGCAAAGGCGCATTGATCATCGCGGGCGCTCTGTATTTTATCTGGAGGGGGCGTGAGCATGGCGCGTATGCGATTAAACGGTATGCAGGAACTTACACGCGGATTGGATCAGAGAGCGCGAGGAGCTAATCGCGATGTGCAGAACATCATAAGAAAACACGGGGCTTCAATGAATCGGCGAATGGCTAAGAACGCTCCGGTAGATACAGGGAACCTGCGACGATCTATCCAGCTTAATTTAACAAATAATGGTTTTACGGCAACAGTAAGACCAAATGCCAATTATGCCAGTTATGTAGAGTATGGGACTAGGTATATTTACCCATCCCCCTATGTGAGGCCCGCCTTCTACGCAGAGCAAGAGCTAGTCATACAAGCGTTCAGGAATATGATGAGGTGATGCCTTGACGACGGAATTACATTCACCAAAACAGCAAATCTATGATGCGGTGTTCGCTGCATCGTTATCGCTTGGTTACGATACCTACGATTACCTGCCCGCCGATGGCACATCATACCCGTTCGTGTTCGTCGGCGAGCAAATTAACCAGGATCGTCAGACCAAGCGTTTTTTATATGGCGAAGTCGAACAGACCGTGCACGTTTACGCCATACAGCGCAACGCCGAACAACCAAACGGCACAAATCGAAATGAGTTTACAGGTATGATTGACCGCCTGCAAACAGAGCTGAGAAAGATCAAGAAAACGGACAATTTTAACGTTAGAAAGCTTAGCATGAACGATATGACGATGATCGACACAAGCACGTCAACAACGCTTCTACACGGCGTTATTGAGGTGCGTTTTTTATTTCATTAACCGAGGTCAACTATGTACAACTTGACACCTGTCGGCGGGTCTTTTGTCGGCACGATAGAAAACAATCACGCAATAACAGGAGGTTCTAAAATGCCGGAGACATTAGAAATGGTAAACGGTAGAGATAAAATTTTGCTTTTTCGTCTGCAAGAAAATCAAGACGAGGAAGCGGCGAAACTTGTGTTTCAGACTGAACACACATTTTCATACGAACGAGACATTGAGCGCATCATCACGAAAGACGGAACGATCATCAGTGTCGGTGAGCTTGAGAGCAACGTCGAGATTACAGCAATCCAAGCCAAAGATGATCCAGTAGCTGAAATGCTACGAGATTCTGTTATCGGCGGTAAACGCCTTGAAGTGTGGGAACTAACTGTGGATGAGGACGCGCAGGACGACGACGGCAAGTACCCCGCCATTTACGCGCAGGGTTATCTTGAATCATGGGAAGATGTTGCGGGCGCGGAGGACGAGCCCGAGGTCACAGGCACATTAAACATCGAGCTTGAACCGCAATTTGACTATGCTGATCTCACGGAAGATCAAGAGCAAGCAGTCCAATACGCATTTAGGAATACCACGCCGAATGGCGGCGATGGGGGAGAGTCCTAGCCCCGAATCCATTGAGGTGCAACCTTCGTCTTTGGATATGGTAGTAGGGGCAACACAGGATTTATCAGTAACGCTGCATTATGATGATGACACCAGCGAGGATGTCACAGACAGTGCCACAATTGAATCTGAAAACAATTCCGTCGCTTCCGCAGATGGCAATACAGTTGAAGCTAACAACGAAGGGGAAACGGAAATCACTGTTTCCTATGAAGGGCAGTCAGAAACCGTATCAGCCAACGTCGAACCAGACAACGGAGACGGAGGCGGCGACAACTAATAGAGAGGGTAGCCCCCTCTCTTTATTATTTTAGCGCTAGAATAATAAATACATGATAAAGGATGATTAATTTGGATATTGAAATCAACGGCAAGGGGTACACACTCAATTTTGGCATGGCATTTATTCGCAAAATGGACGACCGCCACTTCGTAGACAAGAACGGCGTGCAGTTTGGAGTGGGTGTGACAATCGCGGCGGTACAATTGCAGGATATGAACCCCACCATCTTACAAGACATCGTTGAGTGCGGCTTGCATGACATTAAAAAGGATAAACCATCCAGCGCTGACATTGAGGCGGCAATCATCGGCATGGTAGAGGAAAAAGGGTTGGAGAAAACGTGTAACGATTTTTTGGGAACGTTAGAGAAGCAACCACTATTGGCCGACAAACTGAAGAACTTCAAGAAGGAAGCGAAGAAGGCACAGGCGCAGGAGAGCGCGTAACGTTCGAGGAAATATACATCAATTGCGTGCGCTATTTTGACATGAGCGACGCGGAGATCGACCACCTGACGCTAAAAAACTACGGCTGGCGTATGAAGGCCATACAGCTTAAACGCGCCGATATTGAGCGTGATTTGCACCTACAATCGTGGCTTAACCAGCAAGCGAAGGCCACGAAAGAAACGGGGCAAGGTAAAAACAAGAAAAGTAAGCCTGTATTTAAGAACTTCCAAGAATTTTATGATCATGAAAAGCGCGTCAAACAAATTGAAGGCAAAAAGACAGCGAAAGATGAGAAAAAAGCACGTATGGCAGAAGCCGCCAAGCGTGTAAACCAAGGAGCCTAACGGCTTCTTTTTTTAATAAGCAAGGGGGGGGTGAGAAAGATTGCACAAAGCTATTCTGTAGACGCTGTGCTGAATGCGGAAAATACGGGCATGGTTAGAGCTTTTGAAGGAGCGGCACAAGCCTCTCGCGACCTTGATCGGGCGTTGAATAGCGTGGACGGGTCAGGCATCAATGATGCAGCTAGACAAATGGAGATTGCAGGCCAGAACATTGAGCAGGTTGGCAGGCAAGGGCAGCGAGTGGGAAGTACGCTTACAAAGGCAGTCACCGCACCAATTTTAGGTGTGGGCGCGGCGGCGGTGAAGACTGGCGGAGACTTTGAACAAAGTATGAGCCAAGTCGAAGCTATATCCGGTGCGTCTGCGAGTGAAATGCAGACGTTAGAAGGCGCGGCTCGCGACATGGGTTCAACGACTATGTTTTCAGCCACGGAGGCATCAGAAGGTCTTTCCTATATGGCCCTTGCTGGCTGGGAAGTTGACGACATGGTTTCTGGCTTGCCGGGCGTTCTCGATCTTGCTGCAGCAGGTTCTCTCGGGTTAGGAGAGGCCAGCGATATCGTTACTGACAATATGTCGGCATTTTCGATTGAAGCAGAAAACGCGGGTGATGTGGCCGATGTATTAGCCTATGCCCAATCCAACGCAAACACAAGCGTTGACCAATTAGGCGAAGCATTCACACGCGCCGCGCCTGCCGCCGCATCCATGGGCATAGACCTCGAAGAAACAACCGCCGTATTAAGCATGTTTGCTGACCAAGGTTTAAAAGGCTCCCGTGCAGGCACAGTATTTGATGCTGTTCTCCGCGATATGACCGCCGCCGCCGAGGACGGAGCGATACAAATCGGCGAAACGTCAGTCGCCGTTTATGACGCAGAAGGAAACATGCGAAGCATGACAGACATCATGGCGGATGTGGAAGCAGCGACGGAAGGCATGAGCGAGGAACAACGGAACGCGGCGTTATCGTCTGTCTGGCAACAACAAGGTATACGCGGCGTGAACATGCTCTTGAATCAGGGCGTGGATGAACTCGCAGACTTTGATGAAGCGCTACGAAATGCCGATGGCGCAGCCGCCGCTACAGCGTCAACGATGCAGGACAATCTGTGGGGCGCGCTCACAATCCTTGGCTCTGCTTTACAGGAGTTGGCGATACAGATATATGAGATGATAGAACCAGCTTTGCGCGCTATTGTAGCAGGCGTAACGGCGGTTGTCGTGTGGATGCAGAACATTCCCGGGCCTGTTAAAGCGGTCATTGGCGTATTTGCTGCATTGTTAGCAGTTATTGGCCCGCTTATTTTTATGGTAAGCACCGTCGTTACGTATTATGGTCTGTTTCTGCAAGCGAAAGCGGCCCTTATAGCATCAGGGACAAAATTTTCAGCTGTCCTTTTAAAAGTTATGGCTGCATTTAAGTTGCTCATGGGACCTATTGGATGGATTATAGGCGGCCTAATCGCCGTCGGGACAGCGCTTGTTACTCTATATACGCAAAATGAGACATTTAGAAATTTTGTCCAAGGTGCATGGGAAGCTATAGCCGATTTTGTAACGACCGCCGTGTCGCAGATCATCGACTTTTTCGCCAATCTTGGCGAGCATCTATCAAACTTGTGGAATGCTTTCAGTGAGCTTATAGAACCAGCTGTAGAAGTCGCGGCGGCTTTTGGGAGCATGATCATTGAAGGTTTAGTCGAGTTTGTGAGTAATTTGGCAGATTGGTTTGGCAATCTAGTCGATGCTATTAGTTCTTTCGTCGAACCTGCCGCAGAAGCAGTTTCATCCTTTGGAAGTATGATCGTAGAAGGGCTTGTCGAGTTTGTGCAAGGTTTGGCCGAGTGGTTCGAGGATTTGGGCGGTAGCCTTAGTATGCTTATCGGCCCGCTTACAACGGCGGCCGCACTTTTATTGGGATTGACTGGCCCTGTCGGTATGGTTATAAGTGTTTTGGTTATGTTGGTCACTCAAACAGATATTGTCACCGACATGATAAAAGTATTCAAAGGCGAGATGGAGTTTAGCGAAGCCATCGACAATATGGTAGAGATGGTTGTCCAGTTTATTGACAATCTCGCTGAAATGGCAACGGAAGCGATTGAAGCCGGAACAGAAATCATACTCAATCTTATACAAGGTGTATCTGAAAACTTGCCTGGGTGGATAGAAACGGCGACGGAAGTTATCACGACGTTTATCGAACAATTGGCCGAAATCTTACCTCAAATCATGGAAACAGGCGTTGAAATGCTGACCAATCTTATCGACGGTGTTGTATCGGCATTACCCGGCTTAATCGAAGCGGCAACAGGCATCATAGATACGCTCGTTCAAGGCATATCAGAGCTATTGCCTCAGTTACTCGAAGCGGGCGTTGAAGCACTCACATCGCTTTTAGAAGGAATTGTGTCTGCTTTACCGCAATTGATCGAAGCGGGTACGCAAATCATAGATACGCTTGTCGAAGCGATCACTACGCTACTTCCGATGATCATCGAAGCTGGCCTTGGATTAGTCATGGCGCTTTTGGACGGCATCCTTCAAAATTTACCGCAATTATTACAGGCGGGTATGGAAGCTGTGACGACGCTCGTTGACGCGATCATCGAAAATATTCCTGTGCTTTTAGAGGCGGCACTAGAGATTGTGATGGCGCTTCTTGAAGGTATCATTGACGTATTGCCTGTATTACTTGATGCAGGCCTGCAAATTGTGACTGAGGTTGTAACTGCGATAGTCGAAGCGCTGCCGTTGTTGCTAGATGCGGCGCTAGAAGTTGTGATGGCGCTAGTCGATGGAATTATAGAAAATTTACCGATGTTGCTAGACGCTGGCCTTGAAATTATTACGTCTTTAGTCGAAGCATTGATTGAAAATATACCGCTTATTTTGGATGCGGCGATTGAGTTAGTCCTTGGTTTGGTAGACGGAATTATCGAGAATATCCCTATGATCATAGAGGCAGCCATAGAATTGGTACTTGGCCTTGTAGACGGGTTGGTTGGCGCAATCCCTAACCTTATAGAAGCGGCGCTTGAATTAGTGCTCGGATTGGTGGATGGACTTGTCAGCGCTATCCCAGAATTAATCACGGCGGCGCTTGATCTTGTTCTCGGGCTTGTTGAAGGTTTGATTGGCGCTATCCCGGAATTAATCACGGCGGCGCTTGAATTGGTACTTGGCCTTGTAGATGGACTCATAAGCGCCATACCGGAAATTATCACCGCGGCAGTCGAACTTGTGATCGGATTAGTCGAAGGGCTCATTTCTGCCATACCGCAAATCATCGAGGCGGCAATTGAGCTTGTGATGGAGCTTATTGATGCTCTGATAACGCATATACCTGAGATTATAGATGCAGGGATTGAGTTAATCGAAGGGTTGAGCGAGGGGTTAATGGACGCTGAACAAGAGATCATTGATGCCGGATGGGATCTCATTGAATCGCTAGGAGAAGCGATAGCCGAAAAAATAGAAGACATTATAGATAAAGGAAAAGAAATTGTTGACGGTCTGTGGGAAGGGATCAAAAGCATGGGCGGCGAGCTTCTGAGCAACGTCGAAGGTTTTGTTAGCGATAATATCCTTGACCCCATCACTGATTTTTTCAGCATCAGTTCACCCTCCCGCGTCATGATGGGCGTTGGCGAGGACACGATTGGCGGCTTTGTTTCCGGCATGGATAACACAGAAGGAGAAGCGACCGGAAGCGTCGAGGATATTTCTTCTTCTGTGATGGAGATAGCAGACGGTATGGTATCATCCTTTACTGACACATTCGGAGATGTTTCTTCAACCGTCTCAAACAACATGAGCGACGCTGTAAGCGCAGCATCAGATTCCGTCAGCGAAATATCATCATCCGTGGCGAGTGCTTTTTCGGACGTTATGGGCGATGTTTCCGGGGCGATGAGCGACGTTGCGTCAACTGTGTCTAGCGGTTTTTCTGACGCTGTTAGCTCGACAGCTGGCGCAACTTCGGACGTTGTTTCTTCTGTTAGTAGTAGCTTTTCGAGTGTCGTTAGCGATGTTTCTAGCAGCATGTCCGACGTGTTTAGTAGCGTCAGTAGTAGCTTTTCGGATGTCGTAAGTACAACGTCAAGCGCAATGTCTGATGCAGTCAGCACAGTATCCAGCAACTTTTCCAGCATCCTGTCTAATGCTGCTTCGTCGGGAAGTAGTCTTGTTTCATCAATCGGAAGCACCTTTTCAAGCTTTGTGTCCAGCGTGAGCAGCGGCATGAGCAATGCCGTATCAACCGTCAGCAGTATGATGAGCAACATGGTGAGCACGGTGAGTGGATTTGTAAGCAACATGGCGAGCGTCGGCAGGAACATTGCCAGCGCTGTAGGTCGAGGCATAAGAAATGGGGCGAGTAGCGCTATAAGTGCAGCAAGTAGCATGGCTAGAAGGGCTTTGGACAGCGCCAAGAGCGCGCTTGGCATAAGCTCCCCCTCACGCGAATTTATGGACATCGGTGATTTTGTTGCGATAGGTCTAGCGGATGGCGTTGATAATTCTGCTCAAAAAGCTGCTGTCGCTACGGCTAATATGGCAGAAGGTATGCAGCGATCTTTTGATCCGCAGTTGTCCGCCCCCGGCATAGATGTAGCAGGTCAGATTAACGACATTAACCGCCAAGCGCAGCGGCAAATGAACAATAACGTTAGAAGTGAATTGCAAGTCAATAGACAGCCGATTGAGTTACACATCCACAATGAAGGCGATGCCGAATGGATACGCTCTTACGTAAACAGTGAGAATGCGTTGTCCGACGCTACAAGAGTATTCAGCAGTTAGGAGGTGTAGCGTATTGGATGTTGAAATCGAAAAGAAGAACGGTGAAAAAATACTACTATCAGAAGCAGGGGCCATGGTTAAAGATTTTATAGTGTCATCGATCAGCCTAGACCCTAGCTATGAATCGCACCAAGGGAGGCACGGACGCTTAGACATGGGCGCTTATTATGAGGATCGGGATATCACAGTCCCGATCTTCTTTCATGCTTATGATCTTCTTCATTTTCCTTTGATGCGTGATAAGTTGTTTTCCATTTTAAATAGCAACGAGGCGTTTTATATCCGTGAATTACGCCGCCCGAAGAAAATGCAGTATGCGTTTATTGATGTAAATGAACGATCAAGGCAGAAGGAAGGAACAGATAACGTGTTTGTTGGCGGCAAACGTTACCTTGTACGTCCTGCTAGCAGTTTTGTATTTGAACAAGAAGAACTGCATGGATTTACGGAAGTGGAGTTTGAGACAACGGAACTGCCCTTCGCTGAATCGATTGGAACTTCTTTAGAATTAGAATCCGACGGATCGTTACAGCCCGAGATATGGGGCCACGGTATGGGGCTATCGTTTGAACATGATTCACAAAAATATACACATGAGGTTTCAGACGGTCAAACATTTCACATATACAACGCCAGCAATGTAGCGTTTCCTGTACCCTTCCACATTGACTTTAAAATAATCATTGAAAGCGTAAGCGGTGGCGTTGATGGGATCAGGGTTGTAAATGAAACGAACAACAGCCGGATCACTTTTAATGGCGAATTGAGCAGCAGCGACACGTTGACATACGACCGGGCGCAAGTCATGTTAAATAACTTAAATGCGCTTGGGGATGCGGATAAAGAATTTTTAACCCTTGCAACAGGATGGAATACTTTGCGAATGGAGCGCGCTTCATCGGCTCAAATAGCGGTTGATACGCGCTTTTATTATAAATAGATGGGAGGTGTTGGAAATGACTTCTTTACATTGCATAAGCCCCGATAATCAGCACTATATGATGGACGCCACAACAACGATCGAAGATGAAATTAATTCTGATGTTGTTCTTAGCGTTGATTTAACATCAAATGAAATCAACGAAAAATTTATCAACGAAATCAACGAAATGTGGCAGATAAGCGGTGTTGAAGGTCCCGGCGATAACACCATGTGGCGCATTAGTCACGTCACCTTTCAAGGGGTCGGCAATCGTAGCCGTATGAGCATAAACGCTCGGCATCAATTTTTGGACGACATGGACAATGATAGAATTTATGAACGCTACGATCAGCACATGACAGCAAACGCCTTTTTTGATCTTGTTTTTGAAGGTACAGGGTACACATTTAGCCTAATAGACAGCTTCACAGCACTTGAATGGGAAGGGTTAGGCGACGGTGAAACACGCCTTGAATCATTTCAGCGTGGCATTGACCGGTACGGTGCAGAATTTGAAATCATGGGCGAGCGTATTGATTTAAGGGAACGAATAGAGCGAAACCAACCCTACTTCTTGCACTGGCGACTAAACGCTTCAAACATCTCTAAAGAAACAGATGCAGGCGAATTTTGGACGTATGCGCGCGGTTATGGCGACTATGAGAATGAATCGGAAGATAGCATCGAGGATGTTGCTAACCTGCAACGTGAATACACCTCACCCCTTGCTGATGTTGTGGGAATTAGACACGCGCCGCCGATCAAAAACGGCAATATAACAACCGAAGAAACAATGGACGATGAGCTTGAAACCCTTGTAGAAGAAAGCGTGAAGGTTTCAGTGACCGCCGATTTTCAAAGGATTGAAGATTACCCCTACGCACAACCGCAAAACGGCGATATTGTGACGTTAGTGGATGATCGTATTAATTTTAGTTCTGAAATCCGCGTCGTGCAGGTGAATACGGAAAGAAACGCTAACGGCGAAGTGACAGGGCAAAATGTGACTTTTGGTGATCATGGATTATCTGAACGCCATAGAGCAAGTTTGTCCACGGCCGCGAATATGATTAGTGACTTGCAGGAAGGCAGAACAACATTGCCTTTTAGCTTTTTAGATGCGGCAACACGCCTAGCAACCAATTTGCTGTTATCCGCAAATACAGAACTAATATTCGATAACGGCATTATCGCTGTCAACCCTGACAACCCTAATGAGGTTGTTTTATTTAATTCGGCTGGTATTGGTATCAGTGATGATGGCGGTCAGACGTTTAGTAATGCGCTTACCGGGGCTGGTTTGGTCGCTGATGTGGTTACGGCGGGTACACTTCGAGGTATTAATATCACCGGGGTTACGATTACTGGTTCAGAGATATATCAAGAAAGCGGTAGCCGATCACTAGAGTTAGTGAATGGTTATTTATCAAGCTATGCCGATGGTGACTTAACAATGTCGTTCGGTCAGAGTGAGATAGATTTTTATAATAGCGTAAATGAGCATATAGGTTGGATGGGACCTGTGTTTGACCCATATCAAGAAGATAGCAGAGGTATAGGGTTGACAATTGAAGATGACTTTTTAAATATCGGTATGCGGGCGCAAGGGTTGATACGACCTGTATTACGGGCATCAAGGTTATCTAACGTCACATCCGTTGCTGGCCCGTTTAACGCTGCTTTGGAAGGATCAGAGTTACGTCTATATGGGAATAGACGTGTGGTGTCAGAGGATACCGATTTTGAGAACGATTTTTCAGGCAGAGATCAGCCCGTTATATTTTTACGACAAGGCGATACAACAAATGATATATTGCAGTATTTTGGTGGCGTGAACCGCAGAAATGATGCTACGTGGGAAGTCAGGTGGAATCATGATGATGAGGGTTCATGGACAACGCGCATAAGAGCGCATTCCGAAGGCGTTCATCTAGGTGGCACGACCACAGGTGCCAGTATGCAAGCGCAGGATTTTTTTACAGAATCATCGGAAACGATCAAGACAAACATTGACGAGTTTAGCGGAAGCGCGTTAGACGCGCTGAATGAACTGCATGTGAAACAATATAACCTCATTTCTGACGTTGAAGAAGGCAAAAACGTTAGGAAAACAGGGCTTATTGCAGAAGAGTCCGGGGCGTTTGCAACGGAAGATGATAAAGCAGTTAGAACAAACGAAATAACAATGTACAGCCTTAAGGCTATTCAAGAACTATCAGAAAAAGTTGATGACCTCGTAGAAGAAAATCGAACACTCAGAAACGAATTAGAACAGCTAAAAGGCGAGGTGTAAACATGAGCCGATTTGAAAAGATGCGGATCATGCCCGTAGACAGTCTATTTGACGAGAATTATTATGTGACGACGAACAGGAATTTTGAGCGATTTAATATGAATATTGATGCTATGCAGGTGGTTGAGGATATAGCCGATCAAGCAGGAGAAGATTCGGAGTATGCTAGAAACAAAGCCGATAATGTACAGTCACAGCTTGATCAGGCGGTAATTGATGGCGATTCTTCCGTTGAAGCGGCGCAGGCGAGGGTTGATTTGTACGGAAAGGATCATGATACGCTAAAAAGCAGATTGGACGTAGAACAGAAGCAGTTAGACGGAATATCAATAAATGCAAATTTTCACGGGGCAGTAAACGATGGTGAAACCGACAACACAGAAGTTGTAAATGAGTTATTAAACGACCTACACGATATAGGGGGAGGAACTTTATATTTCCCTACCGGTGAGTATTATTTTGAAAGCAATGTTATATTGGAAGAATATGAAAATGTTGTTATTAAAGGAGATGGTGAAAGCACGATCTTGAAAAACGGTCAAGGTATAGACCACCTTGAAACTGCTTTTTTTAATATAAGCGACTCCAAAAACATCACTATTGATAATTTGATGTTTGATTGCAACAACTTAACACCAACTCCCATAAGGTTTACAGATTCTAGCCACATTTATATAAGTCGTGTGAACCTTATCAATCCTAGTCGACACGAAGCATCTGTCGGGGAATTTAGAATTGCGCTGGTTTACGATTGTGAGTTTGTCAATATGGAAAATATAAAGTCAAATTACGGCATAGCTGGCGTTAATGGTGTCCACCATTTTTACGGTAACAGATTGTGGGCTGAAAGCACTCATGAGCTAGCGGATGAGATGATTGATTTTAATTCGGCTCAGTATGTCCATTTGAGTAATTCCTACGCTAAAGGTTTTGGCGAGATGTTTGACATGGGCGCGTCTTCATACGTTTCTGTTCGTGACTGTATAACCGAAAACTGTGATACGGCTATAAACGTCAAGGAAGAAACTGCCCGCGAAGGATTTTCACCAGCCGTTTTTGAAGTGAATATAACCAATATTAATATCATTGATTGCGTGCGAGGCATAAATTTCAATGGCGCGGCAGGCGAATATGGCGGTGATTTTTATAACTTTTATGTTGGAAATTGTTCGATACACCAACGAACGTCAGCAGATAATAACCCGATCAGGATGTTGACGTCAGGGATTGATGATCCTAGAAATATCACGATCGAAAATTGTATTTTGTATGGAAATGGGGAAGAGACAGGCATATATTACTCCGGTTCAGGTATCGCTGATCTAAATATCAGAAACAACAAAATAGAGAATTGCAGAATCGGTATATTTTTGGGGTATGATCAAGAACGACCGGGTGTTCAGATTGAAAACAACAAGATTGTCGACACATCGCAACAAGGTATCTACACCAACTTCAGAAGCGCGGGGTATATGGATTTGCATATTTTGAATAACCGACTGTTAAATTGCGGTAGTGAAGGTTATTCGGGATTGTATGTATATACCCCAACCGGAATTTCTAGGAATGCTATCGTGCAAAGAAATATTGTTGACTATGATGACGGAGAAGAAAAGCCTAACAACGCTATCGAATTTGTTCGTATAGATTATGTAATGGCGACAAATAACTATATACACGAAGATACAGGTATAAGTTATCGGAGTGCATCAACAAATTTAATACGGAATAACGCCAATAACACCATTGATGTAAATGATTTCGATGTAAACGCACCTAGATATGGAAGGATTTACAGATTCAATGAAATTGATTTCAATATTGGCGGCGGTGTTGTTACAGAAGGGATAATATCAGCGAATGTAGATACGTCATCAAATGAAATTGTTGTTTTATATGACGAGTTTCAAAACCATTCCTACGGTCAGTATCCTGTGATATTAACACAAGTGGAACAGCGATTCAATGACGCTCATGAATATACTGTTATTCCAGATACATTTTTAGAAAACGGAGAAATACGGTTGAAGGTTTATAAAAACGGCGAAGAAGCTGATTTATCCGACGCAACTAATAGACTTGGGTTGTATATTTATATTTCCATTTAGCTTGTGGAATTTAATCTCGTTACTATGGTATATTTAAAAGTATATTATAGTAACGGGGTGCAAAATGAAAGGTCTATTCATAATAATTTTGATGGGTTTAATGATTTTAGGAGCGTTGATCACAACAGAGTTCGGAGAGAATTTAACATTTTTAATCTATTTATTATATGTAAGTATGATACCTTTAATCATATTTATAATGAAAACAAAAAAGTTTCATATCAATAAAACTGTTCTACTGTTACTATACGGTTATATCATTTTAAGCGCCATAAGCGCTATGGTTAATGCAGATGTCACTCTAATCATCACATCGATGTTAATTATGTTGCTGTATTTATCTTTGGGTGTTGCGCTTCCATCGTGGATTAAAAATTATGATGGTTTAATATTAAAAATAACCGTTATCTCCCTGTCTGCTTTGGTATTCATCCCTTTATTGATTAATGGCATTGATGAGTCACCTTATCAGGGGATGTTTTATAATACCAATTCTTTTGGAGTAGTTGTTGCTACCTTATTCACCGCAATATTGGCGCTGTTCTTCAATGACTTGGAAAGACATTTTATGGGGGAGAAAATCAGCAGACTCCCAAAATCAAAATTCTTAATGTATACCGGATTGATTATAACATGCTTTATTTTTGTGACTTTGTCCGGAAGCAGAACCAGTTTCCTTACATGTGTCTTTTTATTGGTGTTAGGTAGCTCTTTGTTTGTTGTTTTTTTAATTAAAAGGAGAAAAATTGGATCGCTGATTATAAGAATACCCTTTTTATCATTTGTGGTATTTATATTAGGGTATCTCACTATAAATTTCACAAATTTTGGGTTGTACCTTGAAGAAAATATTTTAAGCAAATTTGCTAGTACATCTGGACGGGGGGATCTGTTCAACAACCGATCTGGAACTTGGGAAACAATTCTAACAGAATCTGGACTTTTCAACGAAAGCATTGATCAGTTATTTATCACTCCACATAATACGTTTCTTTCCATTTTAAGTACTAATGGATGGCTACCATTTATGTTTTTAGCGTTGTTTTTTGTGGTGTGCCTTTGCTACGCAATTTCTTACTTTTTCAAGTCTGGTCAATCGCATAGATACTTTCCGATTTTAGCAATAAGTAGCTTTATATTGCTGTCAATGGCAGAAATAATGCTCTACAAATCCAGTATGATAATGGCGTTTGCGGCGATAGGATTGGCGGTCAATAATCAAGTTGTTAAGCTCGAAAAGTAGGTAATTAGATCAAGGGGAGCCGTTAATAGGCTCTTTTTTATTTCGTAAAACGCCGAATAAGGCGTTATTTTTATACCATTGGTGGGATGGTGAGTATGAATGAAAAAGAACACCAAGAGGCTATTTCTGACATTAGACAGACTTTAGTCCGATTAGACACGAAACAGGAACACATCATCCAGCTACTTGAAGATAGCCGCGCACGCGCTGATGAAGCATACAGGAAAGCCAATAACGCGGAAAATACGTCTAAGGAAGCGCTAAGGATCAGCACCGAAGTGCAATCGAGGCAAGAAAATCAACAAGAAAGAGAAAACGAGAACAGGAAGTTTTACGTGAGAACAGGGGTGGCGGTTGTTGGTGTGGTGGTCACGATTGTGATTTTTCTCACGCCTATCATTGTTAGTTATTACACGCCATAAGGAGTGGGTGGAAATGGATAAAGGAACAATTGTAAGAACTATTGTTTTGGCTGTAGCATTGATTAATCAGATTTTAGTATCAACAGGATTAAACCCGATCCCCGGAACTGAGGAACAATGGGGCGAGATACTAACGGCTGCATTTACATTTGTTACTGGTGCGGTAGCGTGGTTTAAGAACAACTACATTACCGCGACTGGCAAAGAGCAAAAAGAAGTGCTGAAAGAACGCAATCTGACAAAAGCGAAGTGAGAGCAGGCGCAATAAGGCGTTTGTTTTTTTATTATTTAGAAGGAGTGATTATTGATGGTCAAAACAAGAAGCGACATCATCCCACGTTCAGCAAGCAACAGGCCTGGTACAAGTCAAACACCTACACGAGTGGTCGTACACGAGACAGCAAACACGGATTCCGGCGCAAATGCGGAGATGCACGCCCAATATATGAGAGGGTCACATGCACGCAATCGCTCTGTATCATGGCATTGGACGTGCGATGACAAAGAGTGCGTCCAGCATATACTCGAAGGTGAAAGGGCTTGGCACGCAGGAACAGAAGGCAACAGGAACAGCATAGGCGTTGAAATTTGCGTAAACAGCGACGGCAATTTTGCACAAGCGAAAGCCAATGCGCAAGCTTTGATTGCGGAAATACAGGGACGCAGAAGTAGCGTCACAAGCATTCTGTCTCACCACTATTTCACTGGAAAGAATTGCCCGGCAAATATCCGGCGAGAAGGGTTCCAGTCGTTCGTAAATGGTATCGGGTCGTCGGGCGGTTCATCCGGAGGGAGTAGCGGATCAGGCGCACCACTTTACGGAGATAACAATGAAACGTTTGCCAACTATCACAGCGAGTGGTGGGGTCGTGAGGACGAGACGGTCAAGACAATACAACGATTGTTGCAATTGGTCGATGAGCTTCCAAGCGGTTCGGCTGACAGCATATTTGGACAGCAAACACTGGACGCGGTACGGTCTTTTCAGGATAAACATGATATCAGCTATCACGGCGCTAATTTTTACGGTGTTCCGGGCCCTGCCACCCGCGATAAACTAGGTGCAGAAGCAGGAACAACTGCGGCAATACCGGGGGATATGGTGAGAATGAAAAGGAATTTTAACCTGAGAAGCCGCGCAAACTGGGCTGACGATGCTATCGCTGGAACTGTCAGCGAAGGAGAAGCGTTTACGGTTGTCCGGCGTGCGATCATGAGCCACACTGGCGATCTTTACGAGATTAAATCGGGCAATTATATCAGCGTCCTGCCTAGTCATGTTGAAGTCGTAGAATAGTGTGATATAATAAAAATGTAATACCCCATTAGCTTTTTTAAGGTAGTCGCGAATATCTTATCGTAAAAGCGAAAAACGACAGGGAGGCACGTTTCATGGGGTCTTGACAACTTGTGAGTAGGAATTGATCACTCTGAAACAGGTTGTTAAGAATGGCCTCCGGTACATATGATATAATATAACCGTTGTCTACTGATGGCAAGAGGGGAGCCTGTGGGGCTCCCTTACTTAAACAATTTCCTCAATCCTCGTCCTGTCGCCTTCCCCGCCACACGCCTGCCTATACGCTTGCCGACTTTGCCTTTATTTACTGCATTCACATCGCCGAGTATACGCGCTAACTGATACAGGAATCCGCGGGATTTGTTCATTTTTGGTTGCCTCCTTTTGGTAAATGCTTATTTTCCAGATATAATCTTCCGTTATAATAAGCGTCATCAGGTGTTTTAAATCCGTATTTAAAATACCTCTTACCTTTAACCGTTATCCACGCTTTGTACCGTAACTCATTTGACGACCGTGTATAGTATTTGGTCACGCCCCTAAATCCTGTTGTGCTGTCCTTGCGTGGTTCCTTGTCTTTAAATAACGGTTTAACAACACCGTCAACACGCTTATTATCGTACTGCTGTCTTAAATTTTCTTGCTCTTGATCGCCCTTTAAACAGCCACATGATTTTGTTTCGCCCGTGGTTAAATAAACGCCTTTTACTATCACTTGATTTCCGCAGTCGCAATCGCAGAGCCATGTTGTTCGGCCGTCAACTGCATCGGACTGTTTGACAACTTTTAATTTTCCGTAACGTTTGTTCGCCAAATCCAATCGCTTGCGGCTCATTTTAATAGACCAGCTTAAAATCATTGGGATCGATGTCGTCAAAACCGTTATCCTCGATAAACTTTTGCTCGTCAAATCCGATTACCTCAAGCGCTTCTTCAACTGTCAGGCTCCGGTTGGTCATAACCTCTCCTACAAAAATGTCTTCATAATAAACTTTTGCCATGTCATTTCCTCCCTTTCTTCTTTCGTAATCTTCCACATATTCACGGATTCCCTGTAAAACAACTTGGCTACGGGTTAGTCCATCGTCCTCAAGCGCCTTATCAAAACGGTCTAACAACCTGTGATCAATACGTGTCTGCATAGGGTGTGATGATGCCATGATTAAATTCCTCCTTTATATTAGATGCATACGGACTTCGGAGCCCAAAACTCAATGCTGGATTGTTCTTCCCCATTTACTACTGGTGTTGATTCGATGAGGTAAGCCTTTTTCGTTTCTTTCTTGATACGATTTTTGTTTTCGTGGATTTGAGTAAACATGCTTTTATGCCCAAACTTCTTGTCGATAAACCATTCAGCAAAGCCGATAACCTTGCAGCCTTTTTCGGCTTGCTTCGCTTTGTACATTGCCCATGATTTTTTCATGGCTCCGGCGATGTATTCGATTGCTTCTCCTCCAAATTTTGCAGCGGCGTTGCGGGCAAACTTCCAAGCGTTTCTCATGATTATTGTTTTTGTCATTTTAATGACCTCCCTGATCTGTTAATTTAATTATAAACCATAAGTAAACCAATGTCAATACAATTTGATAAAGTTTTTATAAAAAAAGGAGCCGAAGCCCCTTAGAAGATGTTCGCCAAGACTACTGCATCTTTTAATATGATTTCTCCCTCGTCACTGTCATCGTCTATTCCGCCTCCAACATCATCACTTGCTATGACGTAAGCGTGTGTTCCGATATAAGCATTTGTTGCTAGTTCGTTTTCTTCGCCTTTATTTGGTTTATAGTCTTTTTTAAAATGGTTTATTTCCCAAGCGCTGATGCCGTCCAACTTTTCCATTTCTTCGTATTCGTCGGTGCCGTACTCTGGAAAGTCTCTTTCGTCTTCGCGGTCTGGGTTGTGGCGGCTAACCTCTGTAATGATGTCGCCTTCGTTTCTGTCCATGTCCTCAAACCGGACACCCATGTGGTAGTAGTCATATTGGCTTTCTTTCTTTACTTTCATCACCATTTCGTACATTTCTTGTTTGGTCATTTTGTTTACCTCCCCTGATTTCTTACTTTAAGTATACACCGATCGGTTTACAATTGCAATACATAAATTGATCTTTTTTAAAGAAACCGCAAATCAGTAACAAAGTCCCAAACAAAAAAACACGAGCCGGAGCCCGTGTTCAAACGCCTTTGATATCCGCCACCACATCAAACTTCAAATAATGGATATCATCCTCGGTATCTATAATATGAAACTGCCTCTGATCCACATTCACAAATTCGCATGCGCCAACTATTTCATAAAAGTGTCCATCATCCCAATACGTGAATTCCAGCAACGAACCGTATTCCATCGCTTCATTAATTGTACGTTCGATTTCTTCCCATTTCTGCTCATCAAGAACGGGTTTCTCCACCTTTTTCATGTTATCCCGATGTTGTAACCACCGTTCCCTATGCTCGGGAAGTATCATTCGCATTGATTCCCAGCGCATATTGCTACCGGGTGTGAGCTTGTTTTCGTTCATGACCCATTCACCGCCGCGAAACGAATATCCGCATATTTTAGTATGTAAAACTCAGCGTCATTCTTGATCATGATTTCTTCATCTGCATCACTCAATTTGAACAGCGATCCTTTTATTTCCGTGATACTGCCATCTTCATAAAAACCAATGGTCAACGTAAGTTTTTCGTCCATCCCTTTCATTAATGTGTTCTTAGTCCATTTCCATGGAAGATGACCGTACGGCAGATGTTCATTCATAAAGATAACCCCCTAAAGAATATGTGTTCCTGTTCATTATATACGAACATATATTTCTATGCAAGGGGTTATAAAAATTGGGGCAGACATGGGGCAGAATATTTTCCTTACGGCCCCAAAAGTGATATAGTGTGTCTAGATGATCGCATAGAAGGTGCATATCATCAGGGTTTTACATAAATGCTCAGATGCCTTCACACCGCCTGATACAGCCTCCTAAGCTGTAGGTCAGGGGTTCGATTCCCTTCTAGGGCGCCACTTATAG